GGTAAAATGTTGCTTAATGTTGCACATTGCTTTTCCCACTTTGCACGGGTAATTTCCAGCAACAGAAGAAGTTAACGCAAAATATTGGCAGAAAATGACTTACAGATTAGGGTCGTTAGCCCAATGTGCATTTTTGAGAAGTAATTGAAAATTAGGTATTTGTAAAAATAGGCCTAAAAATCTTGACCAAATCTTGACCGATTTTAATATCTTCCCATTGAGTTATGGCCGATGGTTTTGAAAGATACGGGCGGATTTGGCCAATTGGCACAACCGATGTAACCATCGAGCTTATTGCCTTTCGGGAAAATTTTGGCTCCAATGTTGGCGGTATTGGGAAATATGGCCATTTCCGAAGAGTCGTGGAGATGCTTTGGCCTTACGATAAAAAGAAGAACAAAAACGGGTTTCAATGGAATCCTTGGGCTGAAACCATTTTTGAGGCCGCCTGCAAATGGAATTATCTGGGAATCTCCGGACCCAAATCCTCCAGCAAAACCCACTGCATCGGTATGTGGGGCTTGATTAACTGGCTTTGCGACCCCTTCAATACCCTTGTCCTCTGCACCACGACCAGCCTTCGTGAGGCTCGAAAACGGATGTGGGGGGTCATTCGTGAACGGCATATGCAAGTTCCCGGCCTTCCCGGAAGAATTGTTGATTCTATGGGAAAAGTTATTTTGGATGAAGCTGGCAGCGACCGATCCAGCATCACTTTGATTCCTTCCGCCAAGGACAAAGAGAAGGAAGCCACCGAGAAGTTGATCGGTCTTAAAAACAAGAGGGTGTTTCTTTTGGTAGACGAGGCCACCGATGTCAGTCCCGCTATTTTTGAGGCCATCCACAATTTGGATTCCAACCCTTTTTTCCAGTGTGTCGCTCTTGGGAATTTTGCTTCGGCCTATGATCCCTTCGGCCAATTCATCACCCCCAAGGACACCTGGAATAGCGTCAATTGTGATTTGGGTGGCTGGGAAACTTCCCGGGGGTACTGCATTCATTTAGACGGCGAAAAAACCCCCAATCTAGACTCCGACGATGAGTGGCCCTTTCTCCTAACCTCCAAGCAACTTCGGGAAGCTCGGGATTACCAAGGCGAGAACAGCCTTTCTTATTGGCGGTTTATTCGTTCTTTCCCAGCCCCCGTGGGCGCAGAACAAAACATTTATTCTGAAGCCGAAATCCGAAGGTTTGAGGGTGAGGCTTTGCCTAAGTGGGAAAAACAACCCATCAAAGTTGCCGGACTTGACCCCGCTTTTACCAATGGTGGGGATCGTTGCGTTCTTTATGTGGGGTCCTTTGGAAAATCGGATTTGGGGATGCCAACCGTAGCTTTTGAAAAGGCTCACATTCTTCGGGAAGACGCTAGCAAGGCTAATGAACCCAGAAACTTTCAGATTGCCCGACAAGTCCGAGAAGTTTGCCAAGCTGAAGGGGTTTTACCCGAAAATCTTGCGGTTGATGCCACGGGAGCCGGCGACCCCTTTTGCGATATTTTAAGCGAGCTCTGGTCGCCTCGGATTTATCGAGTCAAGTTTGGGGAGAAGCCTTCTCAGCTTCCCGTCAGTGCTATGTCCCCCATCAAGGCCAATGAAAAGTTTGGGAACAAGGTCAGCGAGTTATGGTGGGTTGGCGTTGAGTTTTTAAGGTCGAATCAAATCCGAGGTATCAGCCCCGATTTGGCTAGGGAGCTTTGTTCCAGAAAGTACAGCACGATGGCTGGCGGGCGACTTGTGGTTGAGCCAAAGAAAGACATGAAAGCCAGAATGGGAAAGTCTCCCGATTTGGCGGATGCGGCTTTGCTTTTGCTGGATGTCTGCCGATACCGTCTTGGAGCGTATGCCGGAGCCAAGTTGGCGGTGTCCCGTGGGGAAGGTTGGGTGAAAACCGCCAAGAAAATGGACGTTGCCTCTTATATGGATCGACAAGTTTTAGCTTCCACTTGACGAAACAAAAATTTTGTTAACCTAGTAAAAACCGTGTCTATCGAGCTAGCCAACATTACTCCCTCGGGTCAGCCACCTCAGGAACGGGTCAAATCCGCCAAGGACGCACACGCCATTTATCTCTCGATGCGTCAGGCGGATGATGCTTCCGCCCTAGATCGCCAGAAAATTCAGGCCGTTCTTGATGGGGAACCCCCCTACTCTCCGAATCAGTTAAAGTCTTTGGGGCAGGGGTACAGGGCTAATCTTAACTTTGGTGAAGCCGCGGCCAGCCTTGAATCTGCTTTGTCGGCTTACTCCGATTTGGTCAATTCGGTTCCTTGCCTTGTGAATGTGAAAACAGCGGAAGGCGACCCCGCTCAAAGGGTTGAATGGGAGCAGATTATTTCTGAAGAGTTCCACCGAATGATGACCCAGTGGGACGAGTTTTATTACAAGCAGCAAATGCTCGCCCACCAGTTTATTGCTTTCGGGGTCGGAGTTTCCTTTTTTGAAGATTCCCGCAATTGGAAGTGGAATGTTTGTGGGTTGAAGGATTTCAAGGTTCCCCGTGGAACTCCCGCCTGTGACACCAAGGTCGAGGTGGCAACCATCGAGCGGAACTTCTTAGTTGGGGAGTTGTACAAATATATTGAGAATCCGAAAGTTGCCGCCGAGTTGGGTTGGAATGTGGAGGTGACCAAGAAGGTCATTATGGAAGCGACCGAGACCGGTCTGGCGACCGAGCGTGACTGGGAAAATCTCCAAGCCGAGTTGAAGAACAACGATCTGGTTTATTCCCATTCCCGAAGCAAGGTTGTCCGAGCCGTCCACTACTTCGTGAAGGAGTTTGATGGAACCCTTTCCCATTACATTGGGACACGGACAGGCGATGAGTCCGATTTCTTGTTCAAGAAGCCAAGTCGATTTGCGGATACCAACCAAGCCTTTGTTCTCTTCACTTATGGGATCGGCACCAACGGCCTTCTACACTCCATTCGTGGGCTAGGTTACAAGCTCTTTCCCTTTATCCAGCTTTCCAATCGGCTCCGTAACCAGGTTGTTGACGGAGCAATGCTGTCTTCGGCTCTGATGATTCAGCCGGCTACCGGCGAGGATGTCAGCAATATGTCTTTGGTCTACAATGGCCCTCTTTCCATTCTTCCTCCTGGAATCAATGTCATCGACAAAGCTTTCCCCAATCTCGCCGGCAATGTTCTTCCGATCATCCGCGATCTTGAAGTCACCCGCACCAACAACACGGGAGGTTACTCCGCCCGTCAGATTATGCCCGACGGCGACGCCCGAACCGCCACCGAGGTCAACGCCCAGCTTGCCCAGCAGTCGGTTCTTTCCACCAATTCGCTGAATCTTTACTATATCCCCTGGCAAAAGCTTTTGAACGAGCAGTTCCGTCGTGTGGCGACCGTCAATTACCAGATGGACGAACCCGGTGGAAGGGAAGCCCTGGAGTTTCGTCGGCGAGTGGAGCGCAGAGGGGTTCCTTGGAAGGCCGTGCAGAAGGTTTATCATGTTAGTGCAGTTCGAGCCATTGGTGGCGGTAGCCCCGGAGCCAGACTCCAGGCGTTTAACGAGTTTCTCCAGATTATGCCTCGGTTTGACGAGGTGGGTCAGAGGAACCTTATTCGTGACCGCGTGGCCGCCCGGGTGGGCTACGACCAGGTCGATCGCTACATCCCCAAAGGCGAAATCGAGAGAATCCCCGTTGACGCCAAAATTGCGGAACTTGAAAACAACGCTATGCAGAGCGGACGAGGGGTCAGCGTCAATCCGGGGGAAAACCACGCCGTACATGCCAAGATCCATTTGGAAGACGCCGCGCAATTTGTGCAGGCTCTCCAGCAAAATGCAGTCAATCCGCAACTTGCCTTTGCGTATCTACAACTTCAGCTTCCGCACAGCACTCAACATGTCCAAGCTCTTGCTCAAGACAAGACTCGGCAGAACGAGGTCAATCAGTATTCCGAAATCCTCAATTTGATGCGGGAAGCCGTCGAGAATGTCGGGAAGCAGCTGATGCAAGCTCAAGCAGAAGCCCAAGCGGCACAACAGCAAGGCGGTGGGATCGACCCCCAAACCGCTATGGCCATCCAAAAAGCACAGATTGAGTCTCGGTTAAAGATGGAACAGGCTCAGATTGATTCTCAAATCAAGGTTGCTGATGCTCGGCAAAAGATGGCCATCCGTGATGCTGAATCCGCTCAGAAGATTCGGGAGAAAAAGCTTGCTGGATCTGTTAGAACAAAATAAAGTCAAGACTCAATGAATTTGGCAGAATGGGCTAAACGGGAAGATTTGCAGCTTGATTGGAAGCATTTGTTTGAAACCAACGCCACTTTAAAAGCCGGGTTGGAGGTTTTGAGGGAAATCGCTTTGCCCACCGAGGCTCGCCCGCCAAATGGGGTCGATTTGATTCAATTTAACGCTCTGACCAATTCACGACGGGAAGGGTACTACGACTGTATTCGTAATATCCATGCATTAAAGGAGGTTAAAATCAGAACCCAGGAGCTTCCAGAGCCTTGGGAGGGAGTAAAACCGCAGGAGTAAACAATGGAACAGGCAACCGAAACGCTAACCCACACACAACCGGCAACGGAGTCGTTTAACTCCCTGTCGGATATTTTGTCCGCAGCCCTTGATGGCTCGGCATCACCCTCGACACCTGCGGTTGAATCAACTCCTCCCCCCAAGGCTCCGGAAGCTCCTGCTCAAAAGACCGAAGCTCCCGCCAAAGCCCCGATTGCCGAAACTCCAGTCAAGGCTCCTGAAGCCGACAAGCCCACGCTTACCCCACCCTCGTTGCTTGAGAAGCTTCTTGGGCAAGACAAAGCCAAAGAGCAGGTTCCCGCAGGCGATAAAGCCAAAACCGAAGAGCCGCTCGAGAAGGCCCCAGAAAACCTAAATCCCGCAGCTCAGACGGCTTTTGCCAAGCTGACCAAGGAACTTCGTGAGGCCAAAACCCGCCTCAAGGAAATGGAGACAAAAATCTCC